AAAACCTGCGGGGCGAGGATTCGACGGGTCTGACTGAACGGCATCAGACATAACACTGACTGAAACCATCGGCTGATTAGGGAATGGTATAGGGAAGTGTCCACTGATAAAGCGGGTCGTGTTTCCTGAAAAAGTGCCAAACTGAACAATATATCCACCTGGTAGCCTGAACCATCCCGAACCAGAAGCGAATGCTCCCATATCCGGTATCTGATTATCTCCTGTGCCCACATCCCTTTTCGCCGCTTCTCCCAAACCAAGGTTTTCGAGAGCCGTTTTCACCGTGCCGTCCGATTTGATATCGCCAAACGGATTCTTGCGGCTTAACAGCAGCGCACGAAGCGCGGTAAGCAACTGGTCGTGCCGCCCCTTCTCTAGGCTGGCACCGGATGCCTCCACCACGCTGCAAAGCTCCTCCTGCAACATGTCAAAGTAGTCATCATCCAGATCGGTGGCAGGCGTGCCTGTCTGGGGGTTACCACGGGTAAAACCGTTCTTACCCGCGCCGAACTTATCCTTCTGCGCGGTTTTCGTGTCTATACGATGCATGGATTACTCCGGATATAGGGCTTGTCGCGGTTCGGGTAACTCCCGACGCATAAAGTCCAGCAGAATCACACCAGCCTGCATCTTGTCAGCAGCCTGTCCGGATAATTTTTCCGGTGCGCTGGTTACCATGTCGAAAGTACGGATCACCTTCAGATGGAATGACGGGCTGATCCACATTGCATAGGCATACACCAGTTCCTTGCAGACATAAGTTCCCCGTTCATTTCCCCCATGAATCACACTCACCGGGTCAACACCCAAATTCTGGGTGTTGGTCAATTCATGAACAAGCTCAACAGTTTGTTGGCTGGAAAGAAACTTTCCCGGCTCCTTGGTTCTGGCATTTGCACCAGATGCTACTGCTGCGCGATGCAGATCGTTCAGGCTGTAACGCCCATAAGCATCACGACGAACTTCAATACCATCAATGACCATCAGATTATTCATACTTCGTTTCTCCTCTTGATCAGGCGGCTGCACCCGCCGTTTTCTCGTACTTACTGATAGTGATCTCGACCTTCCCTTCCGGGATAACCGGTCCCCACTCCACCAGCATTCTTTTCACCTGGCTGTCGTCTTCCCACACACCCGCGTGGGTCAGGGCGTCAAACAGCGCCTTGTTATAGTTGTCCAGATCGCGGATCCGGTTATCCGGAGGAAACAACACGATCTCCACTGAAGCAGGTGCCGACGTTGGTTTTGGCAGACGACGTAACTGCTCAACTATTGCTGCACACGCCGCGCTCTGGAATTTGCGCCCCGCCGCGCTTATCAGGCTCTTACCTGCAAACGCCCCTTTGTTGGGGTGTCGCCAGTACGTGTTCACGCTGGGCGGAAAAGGCAGGATCAGCTTCATACTTTCAGGCCCCTCTCATGTAACCAGTGGGTTGCACGCAACCTTGCGTTTTCCTCACCGGCAAGCAGTGCGCGGATAATCCCGACCGCCTCGCTGTCGTCGTCCTTCACCGCGGTATGAAGCGTTATCCCCCGGGCCACGCCACGCTTTATCGTGATGACGCCTTTTTTCTCCAGTGCGCGAAGATGCTCTACCGCTGCATTCACTGAACGGTATCCCAGCATGGTTGCCACCTCCTGATTGGTTGGCGGAAAGCCACGCTCTTTCTGATAAGAAATCAGCATATCCAGCACCTGCTGCTGGCATTGAGTTAACGTCGTCATTACGCCCCCACGTAATTCCCTGACAGATACCACTCATCACTCGATACAGCGCGCTTGCTGCTTTTCCGTAAACACTGCTCACGACGCGCCAGAAAATTGTTTCGTTCTGGCTGGGAGTGGCTTTCACGGAATGCCGCCATCCACACCGTTGCAGCACGACGGTATAAGCCCCTGGACTCCAGTTCTTCAGCCTGGCGGGTCAGGCACAAAATCTCCCGCGGGTCGTTAGTGCCGACATAGAAATTGCGCACAGGTCTGGTTTCACGAACTGGTTGCGGTTCCGCCTCCTGCGCTCTCTCAGTCAGGCGCGGGAAATGTCTGCGTGTATCCCCTTCACAACGGTGAGCCACACGCCCACTCTGACGTAACTTGCTTGCTGACTGCAGAACGCGCTGCCGTGAGTAACCTGCAAAAGCATCCGCAATGTCTCCGGAAGTACACCCCGGATGGGCTTCAATGTATTTCTGAACTTCATTCAAAAGACTCATGATCACCCCCTGAATCCTGCCGGGATCTGGCTGTAGTCCACGTTGTCGTAACTGGCTTTGAAGTACGGGTCTTCGCGTTTTTCTGTGTACGTGCTGACGGACGGCGATAAGCGCAGGGAAAGCTCATCCCATTTTTCCCGCAGCTTCGACGGGCTGAGCACGTTACGGCACCAGAACGGATCGCGGCTGACGCGGCTGTACATCTCGCAGATTTGTTTGTGAGTACGACCATCCTGCACACACATCAGGCGAATTTCGTTTGCCCAGGCTGTCCAGTTCGGTTCTTTGGGACGAACCACCTCGCCGTCACATTCGGCGGCCTGCTCGTACAGGGCGATGATTTTTTTCCAGAGCCACTGTGCGCAGGTCAAATCATCCTGCGTTCCCCACTGGCGCTTTTTAGGGCTGAATACAACCGCATCAGGATGGCGAGTTAAAAACTCCTGTTCAGCCGTCTGCGTGTCCGGTTGCGAAGCGTCCGGACGAGAAGTTTTTTTATCTGACGGATCATGTTTTGATTTTACTGACGGATCCCCGCCAGATTCTGACGGGTGAAAACCCGCTTTTTTGCCAGATTTCGACGCATCAAATTTTGACGGGTCAGATTTTGATGCGTCAGATTTTGACGGGTCAGATTTTGATGCGTCAGATTTTGACGGGTCAGAATCTGACAATTGAGAAAATGCCGCTGCCTGAAGCTTCGCAACGTTAAGCTGATAAACATTCGACGCATTGCGGTTACCCTGGCGACGCGCCTTACGCGTTAACCAGCCTTCTGCTTCCAGCCGTGCGATAGCCGTTCTGACGGTACTCATCCCCGCGCCAATCTGACGGGCAATGGTTTCAATTGATGGCCAGCACACACCTTCGTCATTACTGAAATCAGCCAGGCGGGCCATAATTGCCACGCTGGATAATTTCATGCCTGACGCAGCGCAACCATCCCATACATAGCCGGTTAATTTAGTGCTCATGACCGACCTCTATTTCCCTGAATTTACGACGAAACTGTTCGAGCGGACTGAAGCATTCATGCTCATAGCCTTCGCGGAGGTAGATAACCCGTTGTGTTTCCGGCTCCCAACGAATGACTCTGACGGGTACTCCGTAGTGATCTTTGAACCAGCGGTTAACTTGTCGCAAAGGACTGTCTCCTTTTGCCGGTTAAAATCACCCACAGCCCACTCTGCAAAGCTGTGGGTTACAATTACCCTGCCACCTGGTACATTTACTGCATAGCAATACTCCACCTTCGCTTTTCCACCCGGTACAGGAAGCGCAATCAGTTGCGAGCGACGGTAGTGTGTTGTTAAACTGTTCATGCGTTAGTTTCTCCACAGTCACGACACGCCACGGCGCCCGGAGCTGCACACTCGCGGGCGTCATTACTTTCTGAAATGCAAAAAATTTTGTAGACCAGTGCTGCATGCTCCTGCAGCTTCGAAATTGAGAGGTACAGCTCGTCGTTAATTGCTGTCTTCTCATGCGGTTCCACTACACCGTCTTCAATTGCTGAACGAATCTGTTTTGAATAACTGCCGATCTGTTCAATGACCTCCAGCAGGCGTTGGTTGATATCGGCGTTGTCCACATCCTCGACATCAGGAAGAGACACAAAGACGCCATTTGCAGACTGCGCCACAGCGTCAGCAATGAAGTGAGTTCCACCAGCACGTTGCAAAATCATTGCCCATCCCAGCGGGAAAATCTGATCGCCATCGGCACGAAGGCGGTTAAATAATGCGTTCTCTGTTACATCCAGCCAGTCAGCTGCTTCAGCGTAACCACCCGGCAACGCTGCGATAGTTTTTCTGACAGCTTTCACGTACCACTCAGGCTGTTTTTCTACTTTCCAGTGATGCTTACCCACGGTTAGCCTCATCGTTCTGTGGTTTCTGTTAATCGATTTATCCATTAGATTTTTCATAAAGCTCAGGTTTAAATGGCAACCGTCCGCAAGTTCTATATGCAGCTTCTGCTGCACGTCCTTTTGGAATTAACTGGCCCGGACGGTTTCGCCACTGATAAACGGCTTCAGTTGTTATGCCGAAAAAAGCAGCAACTTTCTCAATACTGCCGAAGTAGCTTTCGATATCGTCAGTTGTCATACGCCCTCCAAACTAAGTTTTATTAGATGCTAATTACAAATCTATCTTTGGTCAATAAAAACTAAGATTACTTAGCAATTCAAGAAATGGTGCTCCTATGGAAACGGTTGGTCAGCGTATAAAAGCTCTGAGAAGAGTTACCGGAACGTCCCAGAAAGAATTGGGTAAATTTTGTGGAGTAAGCGACGTTGCTGTGGGGTACTGGGAGAAAGACATCAATACCCCTGGTGGGGAGGCACTTTCGAAATTAGCGAAGTTCTTCAATACGTCAATAGATTACATTCTTTATGGTGCTGAGTTTGAAGGCAAACTCGTCACAAACATGCGCAGAGTTCCTGTAATATCGTGGGTTCAGGCTGGGCAGTTTACTGAGTGCAGGGCAGCAGAAGTGTTTAGTGAAGTGGACAAGTGGGTAGATACATCATTAAAGATTGGTGATAACTCATTTGCATTAGAGGTTAAAGGTGACTCCATGACTAACCCTAATGGCCTCCCAACAATACCAGAAGGCGCAACAGTGATTGTAGATCCAGATGCAGAACCTCGTCATGGAAAAATAGTCATCGCTCGACTTGATGGAACAAACGAAGCTACAGTAAAAAAATTAGTCATCGATGGCCCTCAAAAGTTTTTAGTGCCATTAAATCCTCGGTATCCCAACATCCCTATCAATGGTAATTGCCTTATCATTGGTGTAGTCAAAGGAGTTCAATACGAACTCTAAGACCTCTCTTCTCTAACTAAGGCACCGAACTAAGAAAAGTTTGGTGTTTTCTCTTGCCATAATAACTAAGTTAAGTTAGATTTTATATCAAAGATAACGAACAGGCAGGACGCCCACGAAGTAGCCGCCTGGGGCATATAAAGTCTAGGGTGATTCGTTAGCAACAAAAAAGCGCCCTACAGGACGCTTAGCTCTTTAACAATCTGGTCCCCATCAACAAGTAACTGATAACTTGAGGAGGTGTGAAATGCACAAAACAGAACCCAAAATCGTCGCGCCCGGATACACAAATGAGGAAATTTACGAGTGGATGGCAAAGAAGCTGGCAGCTATAAACCAGCTTCGTGAAGTGCTGTCTTATCGACAGGAAACAATAGACTCCTTAAAAAAACTGGATCAGGAAATCACGGTTTTATCACAGGATGTTACTTTAGATATTGTGCAGACAAATTAGGATCCCATTCATTTTCGTCAAAATCATCAAAGTGATGAATTTGTGATCTCCAGTCTCGATAATCTAAAAATTTCTGGGCGGTTACGCTTATTTTATCAAGCGTGAATTCATCCTGAATTGAAAGAAGAAGTTCATCAAATTTCATCTCATTAATCTGTTTTGGCATCCAGTGATGCTTCATCAGAATAAGGTGAACCAGAGCTTTTTTCCCATTCAACTGATTATAGGGAGTGCCGAATTTCTTCCGGTGCTCATGTAAGACAAGGTCCAGAAGAGTAAGTAATGTTGCCCTTGATTCAACTTTGCTTATTTCGACTGATGACACTACCCCACTGATTTCAATGCCCCGATACTTTCCAACATTTTCACAGTGGGATTTGTACAGCGTATAGATATTACCGGACATTTCTTTTCCTTTTGCGTTGTTGGGGATAACCAGATTAACCGAATCCTTGTTGTTGGGGAATAACCAGGTCCACCTCGCCTGATGTGGCTAAAAGCAGGCACATAACAGCTAAGTATTTTCAACCAGAGAGAATTCTTAGCGTTGTGGTGAATGCGGCTCAGCGCACGCGGGTTAAGGTTGAGGCTGACAGTCGACCTTCTGTGGATACCCACCCGTCTGGTGTGCAACCTTCGCCAGGCACCGGGAGGCACCCGGCACCACAACTTTATGCTGTGTGTAGTCCCGGCGGTACCAGTTTGTACCCTTGCTTCCGGCTGGTACCGTCCTTTTTACAAAACAGAGAAGAGCATCACCGGACGACGGGCTCATAACCCAATCCATCCGGGCGGCTGCCACCGCAGGTGTTCTTCTCTGTTTTGTGGAGAAACTAATCGGCCTTGCAGGGTCGATATGATGAGGAGCAGCAAAATGGCTAGCGAACGCAGTACTGATGTGCATGCATTTATCGGGGAGCTGGACGGCGGCGTATTTGAAACCAAAATCGGCGCAGTTCTCAGTGAAGTCGCTTCCGGTGTGATGAACACGAAAACCAAAGGTAAGGTCTCACTCAACCTGGAAATCGAACCATTTGATGAGAACCGTGTGAAAATCAAACACAAACTCTCATATGTTCGCCCGACTAACCGCGGGAAAATTTCCGAAGAAGACACCACCGAAACGCCGATGTATGTCAATCGCGGTGGTCGCCTGACTATTCTGCAGGAAGACCAGGGACAGTTACTGACTCTTGCCGGTGAACCTGACGGAAAACTCCGCGCAGCAGGTCGTTAATATCGTTTTTAATTAACTGATTATTTATCTCATCACTGAATATCTTTATATAGTGAGGACTTATTATGTCTCAGAACTTAGACGCAACCGCAATTAATCAAATCCATGCCCTTATTTCTGCTCAGGGTGTTAATGAAATTATCAGTAAGATTGGTGCCGATGCTGTGGCATTGCCTGAGAATTTCCGCATTCATGATCTGGAAAAATTTAATTTAAATCGCTTCCGTTTCCGTGGTGCGCTTTCCACTGCCAGCATCGATGACTTTACCCGTTATTCTAAAGATCTTGCAGATGAAGGCACCCGCTGCTTTATCGATGCTGATAATATGCGTGCCGTCAGTGTGCTTAACCTGGGTACTATTGATGAACCAGGTCACGCAGATAACACCGCCACTCTCAAACTGAAAAAGACAGCACCGTTCTCTGCTCTGTTGTCTGTTAACGGCGAGCGTAACTCCCAGAAGTCACTGGCAGAATGGATTGAAGACTGGGCCGACTACCTTGTGGGCTTTGATGCTAATGGTGACGCCATTCAGGCAACAAAAGCGGCTGCGGCAGTCCGTAAAATCACAATTGAAGCGAACCAGACTGCTGATTTTGAAGACAATGACTTCAGCGGCAAACGCTCCCTGATGGAGTCTGTCGAAGCGAAGACCAAAGACATTATGCCAGTGGCATTTGAATTTAAATGCGTTCCGTTTGAAGGCCTGAAAGAACGTCCATTTAAATTACGACTCAGCATTATCACTGGTGATCGCCCTGTACTGGTTCTGCGCATTATTCAGCTGGAAGCAGTGCAGGAAGAAATGGCTAACGAATTTCGTGATCTGCTTGTTGAGAAATTCAAAGACAGCAAAGTCGAAACCTTTATTGGTACTTTCACCGCCTGATTTCATTACTGCAAATGCCCCTGCGGGGGCATTTATGGAAACGTAATTAACTCAATAATCACCGGATGGTGAGGGCTTCCTTTTACCAGAATTCAGCGCGGTGCAGCGCATATACGTGGAGAACAAAATGTCATTTATTAAAACTTTTTCCGGGAAGCATTTTTATTATGACAGGATAAATAAAGACGACATCGTGATTAACGATATCGCAGTTTCCCTCTCAAATATCTGTCGCTTTGCAGGGCATCTTTCACACTTCTACAGCGTCGCCCAACATGCGGTGCTTTGCAGCCAGCTGGTACCGCAGGAGTTTGCTTTCGAAGCGTTAATGCATGATGCAACAGAAGCGTATTGTCAGGACATTCCCGCACCACTGAAACGCCTTCTTCCTGACTATAAACAAATGGAAGAAAAAATAGACGCCGTAATCCGTGAGAAATACGGGTTACCCCCAGTTATGAGTACGCCCGTGAAATATGCCGATCTCATCATGCTGGCAACCGAACGCCGCGATCTCGGGCTTGATGATGGCTCTTTCTGGCCTGTACTGGAAGGTATCCCGGCAACAGAGATGTTCAACGTGATTCCACTGGCACCGGGCCATGCCTACGGGATGTTTATGGAACGCTTTAACGAGTTATCGGAGTTACGCAAATGCGCATGAATGTTTTCGAAATGGAAGGGTTTCTTCGTGGGAGATGTGTACCGCGAGATCTGAAAGTAAATGAAACAGATGCTGAATACCTGGTGCGTAAATTCGATGCGCTTGAAGCTAAATGTGCAGCACAGGAAAACAAAGTAATACCAGTGTCAACTGAACTGCCACCAGCAAATGAAAGTGTTTTGTTATTCGATGCTAACGGAGAAGGCTGGCTAATTGGCTGGCGTTCTCTCTGGTACACCTGGGGACAAAAAGAAACCGGAGAATGGCAGTGGACATTTCAGGTCGGGGACCTTGAAAACGTCAATATCACTCACTGGGCAGTAATGCCAAAAGCACCGGAGGCTGGAGCATAATGACCACTTTTACCGACAAAGAACTGATTAAAGAAATTAAAGAGCGTATCAGCAGCCTTGACGTGCGAGACGATATTGAGCGCCGTGCTTATGAAATCGCACTCCGATCTCTGGAAGTAGAACCAGATGAACGCGAAGCTTATGAATTATTCATGGAAAAGCGTTTCGGTGACTTAGTAGATCGTCGGAGAGCAAAAAACGGCGATAACGAATACATGGCATGGGATATGACTCTCGGTTGGATCGTCTGGCAGCAACGAGCTGGTATCCATTTTTCAACAATGTCACAGCAAGAGGTGAAATAATGGAGCCATACAGCCTCACACTCGATGAGGCCTGTCATTTTCTCAAGATATCCAGACCGACTGCCATTAACTGGATACGCACAGGGCGTCTTCAGGCAACACGCAAAGATCCCACTAAGAATAAATCTCCTTACCTCACAACACGACAAGCCTGCATTGCGGCTCTTCAGTCTCCGCTGCATACTGTCCAGGTGAGCGCGGGTGATGGCATAACAGAGGAAAGAAAATGTCACTCTTCCGCAGAGGTGAAATATGGTACGCCAGTTTCACATTGCCGAACGGTAAAAGATTTAAACAGTCTCTTGGAACAAAGGACAAAAGGCAGGCGACAGAACTCCATGACAAGCTAAAGGCTGAAGCATGGCGGGTCAGCAAACTTGGTGAAATACCTGATATAACGTTCGAGGAAGCGTGTGTCAGGTGGCTTGAAGAGAAAGCACATAAAAAATCACTGGACGATGACAAAAGCCGGATCGGATTCTGGCTTCAACATTTCGCAGGAATGCAACTAAGAGACATTACTGAATCAAAAATTTATTCAGCAATGCAGAAAATGACGAACCGGCGTCATGAGGAAAACTGGAAACTCAGGGCAGAAGCATGCAGAAAAAAAGGGAAACCTGTTCCAGAATACACGCCAAAACCAGCGTCCGTTGCAACGAAGGCTACGCATCTTTCATTTATAAAGGCCCTACTAAGAGCCGCAGAGCGTGAATGGAAAATGCTGGATAAGGCACCAATTATTAAAGTGCCTCAACCAAAGAATAAACGGATCCGCTGGCTGGAGCCTCATGAAGCACAAAGGCTGATTGATGAATGTCCGGAGCCATTAAAGTCTGTTGTTGAATTTGCACTGGCAACAGGCTTAAGACGCTCGAACATCATCAACCTTGAATGGCAACAAATAGATATGCAGCGCCGGGTGGCATGGATAAACCCGGAAGAGAGTAAATCAAACCGCGCAATTGGCGTTGCGCTGAATGATACTGCATGTCGCGTATTGAAAAAACAAATCGGGAATCATCACCATTGGGTATTTGTGTACAAGGAAAGCTGTACCAAACCAGACGGAACGAAAGCGCCAACAGTCAGGAAGATGCGATATGACGCAAACACAGCCTGGAAAGCGGCGCTGAGACGAGCTGGTATTGATGATTTCAGATTTCATGACTTGAGACACACCTGGGCAAGTTGGCTGGTTCAAGCCGGTGTCCCGTTGTCAGTGTTACAGGAAATGGGAGGCTGGGAGTCTATCGAAATGGTTCGTCGATATGCTCACCTCGCACCTAATCACCTTACCGAACACGCACGGCAAATAGACTCGATCCTGAACCCATCGGTCCCAAATTTGTCCCAGTCAAAAAATAAGGAAGGTACTAATGATGTGTAACTTATTGATTTAAATGGTGCCGATAATAGGAGTCGAACCTACGACCTTCGCATTACGAATGCGCTGCTCTACCAACTGAGCTATATCGGCCCTGAAAGGACATGTTCACGAACGTGAATCACGGTGGACAAGGTTAAAACTAACCGGGCGATGCGTCAATGGCCTTGTGAATCAAATGGCTACTTTTGCATCACCCGGTTTTATTTACGCACGAATGGTGTAATCACCAATGCCGATCCACTTGTAAGTGGTCAGTGCTTCCAGCCCCATTGGGCCACGCGCGTGGAGTTTTTGTGTGCTTACCGCCACTTCCGCACCCAGACCAAACTGGCCGCCGTCGGTAAAACGCGTAGAGGCGTTAACGTAAACAGCGGACGAATCCACTTCGTTAACAAAACGCTGGGCGTTGCGCATATCGCGGGTCAGGATCGCATCGGAGTGTTGTGTGCCGTGTTCACGAATATGGGCGATGGCATCGTCAAGATCGCTGACGATTTTGACGTTCAAATCTAATGACAGAAACTCATCGTCATACTCTTCGGCTTTAACAGCAACCACCTTCGCAGGGCCTGCCTGCAACTGCGCCAGTGCAGCTGCATCTGCGTGTAATGTCACGCCGCTTTCCGCCATTTGTTTGCTTAATGCGGGCAGGAAGCTATCGGCGATGTTTTTATTCACCAGCAACGTTTCAACCGTATTACATGTGCTCGGACGCTGAGTTTTCGCGTTGACGATCACTTTTAATGCTTCAGCGATCTCTACACTTTCATCAACGTAAATATGGCATACGCCTATACCACCTGTGATCACCGGGATTGTCGACTGTTCACGGCACAGTTTATGCAAACCAGCGCCACCACGCGGGATCAGCATGTCGATGTATTTATCCATACGCAGCATTTCACTGACCAGCGCACGGTCAGGATTATCAATCGCCTGCACGGCACCCGCCGGTAAGCCGCAGGATTTCAGGGCGTCCTGAATCACCGCCACCGTTGCAGCGTTAGTGCGACACGTTTCTTTGCCACCGCGCAGGATCACCGCATTACCGGTTTTCAGGCACAGCGAAGCGACATCAACCGTCACGTTCGGGCGCGCTTCATAAATCACGCCAATAACCCCCAGCGGTACGCGACGACGCTCAAGACGCAGGCCGCTGTCCAGTACGCCGCCATCGATTACCTGCCCCACCGGATCGGCGAGGTTGCACACCTGACGTACATCGTCGGCAATGCCTTTCAGCCGTGCGGGCGTCAGTGCCAGACGGTCAAGCATCGCTTCGCTAAGGCCATTGGCTCGCGCGTCAGCAACATCCTGGGCGTTAGCGTTGAGGATGATTTCGCTTTGTGCTTCCAGTTCATCGGCGATTTTTTCCAGCACGCGATTTTTTTCGCGGCTGGAGAGTTGCGCTAATTTATACGAGGCTTGCTTCGCGGCAATGCCCATTTGTTCCAGCAT